TAATAAAATACCTAAAGTAGGAGATATTGTTGAATATATAGGTACAGAAACAAATCTTAGTAATGATACTAAAAAAGACGATTTACAATTAGGTTATAACTATATTGTTAAATCAATATCAAAAAATAATATAGAATTACATGGCAAATTATTTTATCATGATATGAACCTATTTAAATTAGCAACTAATAAAGAATTTCCTCTTATAGATCATCCAGATTGGAAAATTGGTGATCGTGTAGAAATTATTGATAAAGGTAAAAATTATATTGTATATAGTGAAGCTTTTAAAAAATTAAATTTTAAAAATAAAGAACAAAACAGATGTGATAATGGATATAAAGGTAAAATATTTCATGTTTGTTTTCATCCAACACAAAATGATATTCTAATAGCTATTAATTTAAATAATGGTGGTCAATGTTTAATAGGATATAAAGGAATAAAAAAAATAGATACTTCGTCTAATAAAGTAATAGAAATAGTAGATGATGTTCCTACATTTAAATCTAAAGAAAAACATACAACAAAACCAATACAAACTCAAAAATTAAAAGCTATTTTAATTAAATAATAACTACTAATTTTTAAAAATTTAAGTCATGACAAAAAAATCAGAATCAAACAAAACACAAAGTACAGAGAGTAAGTATGCATTAGTAAATCTAATTATGAAAGTTTTAAAACTTGATGATCAAGGACTTTTAGAAAAATTCTTTGATAAACAAATTAAAAACTTACGAAGAAATATTAAAGTTGCTAAACAAAATATTGAAGCTACAACAACTAATTTTGAAAATGATAAAGATGAATTAAAAGATCAAATTGAAGATGCTGAGGAAAATGTTATTTTAGCTTATACTAATATTGATCCAGATCAGCTAAAAAGTAATGGATCAATAAGTATTTATGAAGATATCTATTGGAGCAACATTAATAGAGCTGAACAAAATGTAGAAAAACTTAAGGGTATTCTTGAAAATAAAGCTTCTGAATATGAACAGCAAATAGAAAATTATAAAGAAAAAATAAAGAAATTTGAAAAAACTATCAATGTAATTAAAAATTTCAAAAAATAGCCAAATTAATATAGTTTTAACCATTAAAGCCTGTTAATTAAATGTTAACAGGCTTTATTTTAAATCATAAAAATATGTGTTTTATAGTTAATCCAAATGAAAAAGAAAAAAGATAGCTGCAAAAAATATAATATGTTATAAATATTTAAATAATAATTATTTTAATAAAAAAATTTTACTATCTCCTTTTCAGGATTTTAAATATAAATTAAAAACTCTATATGAAACTGAAATAGGAGAAATAATTAAATTTGAGAACTCTGAACCTAGAATTAATGAAGGTTTTCATAGTTTTATAAAAAAAATAACGCTTATATAACAAACTACATTGCTTTAATACCAAAAAATTCTGAATATTATCGAAATATTAGAACCGTTGAATATGTTTCAAATCAAATAGTAATTTTATGTAAAAGTAGTTTTATTAATAGAATTATAGTAAAATTAAAATTATATTTTAATATACCTTTTAAATATGAAAAAAACTAAAGACATTATACAAAAAGAAGCGTTAGAAATATTAAAAAAGAACAAGTATAAAGGAACTATAGCTTTAGATATGGGTACTGGTAAATCTAAATTAGGTATTGATAGTATAATTGATGGAGGTTTTCAAAAAATATTAATTACAAGTCCAAGAACTAATCTTAAAAAAAATTGGAGAAAAGAGTTAATTAAATGGCAATTTATTCCAGAAGTTGATAATGAAATTAGTAGTTTATTTAAACATTTATCTTCTGGTGATATGTATAGTATAAATATAGTTAATATTCAAACATGTTATAAATGGAGTAAAGAAGAAATATCTTATTTTGATTATATTATATTTGATGAAATTCATACTTGTGGTCCAGAATATTTTAATTTAATTAACAATGCTATTGAACTAAATATACCTATACTCGGATTAACAGGAACTTTAAATGATGCTAATACTTTTAAATCTAATGTTCTTTATGATAAATTACCAATATTATATGAATATTATGATAGTGCAGATGATGGTTTAATTAATAAAAGAAAGTATCTTGTATTAAAATATTCATTAAGTGATGCTTTCAGAGTTAAAGCTGGCACAAAAAGAAAATCATGGTATGTTGGTGAAGAAAAACAATATAGTTATCTTACTGAACAAATTAAAAAAGGTCAAAGATTAATGGCTGCAACAGGTAGTGATGACTGGTGGAATGATGCAAGAGAATGGTTCTGGGAAAATAAAGGAAATTCTGAACAAAAAAATGCTGCTAGAGTTTATCTTAATAGTATAAAATATCGTAAAGAATTTTTATGGAATTTAACATCAACTGTTGAAATAACTAAACAAATTAAAGATGAAATATTAAAAAAGAATAATAATAAAGTTTTAATATTTTCTCAATCTATAAACCAAGTTAATAAAATAACACCTCATGTAATTCATTCTAAACAAGATGAAGAAATAAATAAAGTTAATTTAGAAAAATTTGATAAAGGTTTTATTAAAGAACTTGGTAGTGTAAAATCCTTAACATTAGGTTTAAATATTAATGGTGCTAATTATGCTATTATGGAATCTTATACTGGCAGTGAAACTGATTTTAAACAAAAAGCAGGTAGAACTAATAGATTAAAAATTGATGATATAGCGACAATTATATGGTTAGTACCAATAAATACTCAAGCTGAAAAATGGTTTGATAAAGCTATAAAAAATGTAGATAATAGTAATATTACTTACTATACAAGTATAAATGATTTAGTAAAACAATTATAAAATGAAAAAATCTCAAGAACTATATAAACAAGCTAACGAAGAAGATAACGATCTTAAAGCTTTAGGATTATATACTAAATCTTTACGTGAAGGTAGATTAGAAAATTTTAAACAATCTTATCTACCTTTATTATTAAAAAAAGATTATGAAGTTGCTGAATATAATAATAAGTACACTATAGATACTTATTCTGAATTTGGTGTATTAGATTTTTTTCCTAAAGCAAATAAAATTCTCATCCGTAAGGATAATAAATGGATAAAACCCGGACTACAATGGATAATAAAGAATTTGATAATAAAAACATAAATTTAACTCTACCAGAAGTTAGAGAAGTAATTGAAAATTACTTTGAATTGAAAAAAGATACTTTAAAAGAAAGAACATCTTATCGTAATAAAGAAGAATTAACAACAATAATGCAAATAGCACATTATTGGTGTATTGAAAATGAAAAAAGATATCATTGGTCAAAAAAAAATATTGGTTCTGAATTTTTAGAAAGAGATCGTAGTACTATATACTATTCAATTGAAAGTATTAATAATCTTATAGATACTAATTATATATTTAAAGATAAAACTATAAAAAAACATTTAGAAAATATTAATGAATTGATTGAAAAATATCTTTATAAACGTAATCCTCTTAAAAAAATAAGTAAAGAAAAAATTGATAAATTTTTTACAATCTTAAATAAATTAGGCAATTTTATTAATCTTAATGATCAATTATTGTCATTAACTCAACAATATTTAAAGAGAATATATATTCTAATAAAAGGTAATTATAAAATAGTTATAAAAGATAAAATAATCTTTAGTAAAATTATAAGTTTAAAAATTTCACAAAAAAATAATAATACATTGATAATCTTTTATAAAGATTTTGTTTACAATAAAATTGATTTTATAGAAATTGATAGAGAAGAACTATATAATTTGAAATTTAGAAATATGGTGAAAAAAGATATTATATTAATTAAAGAACTATATAGCACTATATTTTAAGAATTCTTTTATTAACTTTTAAAATTACAATTATGTATAAACTAAAAAAGAATTCTGCTGTTGAGCAGATGAGAGTTAATCCTCAAGTCTTAAACTTTTTCATATTAACTCTTAAACAAGATTATCCAAATTTGAGTGATCATACTCTCATAGCTCAACTTTTAAACCAAAGATTTAAATTACATGTAACAAAAAATAATGTCAATGAAATACTTGGTCCTGAAATAATTTTAACTGAGTGTTTTGAAGACGAGTCAAGAAAACAATTTTATAAACTTAAAACAATTTAATTATGGAAATCGAAACTATTATTTTAATGTTAGGAATTAGCTATTCAAGCGAATTATTAAATGAATTAAAAAAATTAGAAAAAGAAACATTTAATTTAGATGAAATTTCTGAATGTGCAATGAAAGCTTCGAAAAAACTTTTTGAAGACTTTAAAACTAAAAAAAATGATAATAAAAAAGAAAGCAATAATGAAAAATGAAAAGAGAATATGTAATTAATACAAAAAAATTAATTAATTCTGGTTTATCTCCCAATTTTTTCTTATTTTTACAAGCTCTTTTCCATAAAGATGAAGATATGTTAAAATATCTAAAAAATGTTGATTTAGAATACTTACAATCAAATGATTATATTCGAATCATAAACATCAGTGTATCAGCAGAAGATTTTATAGATGATATAATTTTATTAGATAAAAGTAAAAATTTATTCATTAATTCAGAATCTGAAGAAAAAGTATTTAATGTTGAAAATTGGTATCAAGATTATAGAAGACTTTTTGCTGGTACAAAACCTGGTGCAATGGGAGATAAAAAAGCAACTCTTAAAAAGCTTCAAAAATTTCTTAAAGATAATCCAGAATATACTGTTGAAGATATTTTTAACATTACCAGAGAATATATAGACAGTTTTCAAGGTAATTATAAATATTTGCAGCAAGCAGATTATTTTATCTATAAAGAAGATACTAATAAAATTGTAAGAAGTAGATTATTAACATTATTAGAAGAGAAAGGATCAGATTTTGAACCAAAACAAGATGCATTTAGAAGAGAAGCCTAGTACATTATTTGATAGAGCTTTAAATGAAATTAAAGTTAATAAAAAGCTTCGAGAAGAAGGAAAACATATTGCTATACCCTATCCTTTTCCAAGATTAGCTAAACATTTAGCAGGAACAACAAAGGGTAGGTATATTATAGTTACTGCAAACAGTAAAATAGGAAAAACTAAATTAGCTGACTTTTTATATGTGTATTCTCCGATCTGGTTCAAATTAAATAATAAAACTAATATTAAACCAAGAATTATCTATTTTACTTTAGAAATGAGTAAAGAAGATAAAATGATGGAGGCATTTTCTCACTATTTATATATAAAACACGGAATATTAACAAATACAGAAGAATTAACTTCATTATTTGAAAATAGAATTATTGATAATAAGATTATAAAACTTATTGAAGAAGCAAAAAATTCAGACTTTTTCAAGTATTTTAATGAAAATGTAACTTTTATTGATAATATTAGAAATCCTTATGGTATTTATAAATATGTTAGAGATTATGCTCATTCTAACGGAGTGTATGTTGATAAAAGTGGTAATGATATTCCTATGAGTCTTATTGAAGCAAATAGAGAGGATATAAACAAAAGTATAAATTACTATAAACCATTTAACGAAGATGAATTTTTAATAGTATTAACAGATCATGTAAGTTTACTAACACCTGAAAGAGAAGATGAGCAAAGTGGTAAAGATCCTTTACATTCTGCTATGGGTAGATTCTCAAGTAAATATTGTTTAGCAATAAGAGATAGATGGAAGTATATTCCTGTAAATGTGCAACAACAAGCTGCAGCCCAAGAAGGAGTAGAAAATGCAAAGATGCATATGTTACAACCATCTGCAAATGGTCTTGCTGATAATAAAAAGACAGGTAGGGATGCGGATCTTATACTTGGCTTATTTAGTCCAGCTAGATTTAGAATTGCTAACTATCCTAATCTAAATGGATATAGTATTGCAGATAGGAGCAGAACAGATTATCCTTTATTAAACAATTACAGAGAATTATCAGTAATATTTACAAGACGAGGCGATACTATTAACACATCTTTATTTTTTAATGGTGCAAGCAATTATTTTAAAGAATTACCAAAATCAGAAAATATGAACAATGATATTTATAAATCAGTAAGTAACTTTTCTTATATTAACTATAATCCTTAAATTTTCTTAGTATTAACTAATTAAAATGTTATGAAAAAAATTGCAGTTTTTGTTCTGTTATTTACAGCAACGTTATTTTGTAAAGCTCCGCCAATAACAAAATACCAAAAAGATTTAAAAACACATTATTATTGGCTAAAACAACAAGAATTAAAAAGACAGAAAGAACTTGATGAATTTTTATTTCATTTAAGTTTAAGAGAATCAAGTCATGATTGGAAAGTTATAAACAAATATGGTTATATGGGATTATTTCAAATAGGAAGACCTGCGTTAAAAGATTTAGGTATTTATCATATAACTCCTTATAAATTTGCGAATAATCCTGAAATTTTTCCAATTGATCTTCAAAAAAAAGTTGTAAAAAGATTGTTAAAAAGAAATCAAGAAATTTTAAAATATCATTGGAAATATGTAGGGTGTAATATTGGTGGTGTAGATATTACAAAAAGTGGTATTTTAGCAGCAGCTCATTTAGCTGGTGCAGGAAATGTTATAAAATTCCTTGAATCTAATGGAAAACAAGATTTTGCCGATGGATACGGAACAAAAATTACAGATTATTTAAAAGAATTTTCTAATTATAAATTTTAAAAAATAGGAGATATTTATGGCAAAAACTTGCATGGTATTAGGACCATCAGGAGATGGTAAATCTTCTGCTATCGTTGTTAATCCAGATGGAACAATAGATTTTGATAATTATCAAGGTCTTGATCCAGAATCAACTGTAATATTTAACGCTGATGGTAAAGATTTACCTTTTCCTTATGAAAAATTAGGTTGGAAAGAAGGAGTAAATTTATTTACTTCAACTTTTAGTAAACCTTTAACAGCTGATCTTATTGAACAATATCTTGAAAAAATTAATCAAGGTACTAAAATTAAAAGAGTTATTATTGATACTGTTAATGGTTCAATGAATGATAAAGAAATGTTAGAAACAGCTAAAATGACTTTTGATAAATGGGCTGACTTAGCAAAAGATTATTATAGATTATCTGTTAAAGCTAACTCTATGCGACCTGATTTAGTAATATATTTTATGGGTCACACAGTATTAACAACACAGCAAGATGGTACTGAAATGAGACATCTTGTTACAAATGGTAAAAAATTAGAAAAAATTCATTTAGAAAGTAAAATTCCAATTGTATTACATACAGAAGTAGAATTAGGACAAGAAGGTGCAAATGTTTATAAATTTGAGACTCAAAAAAATAGAAGTTCTGGTAAATCACCTATTCATATGTTTAAAGATTTCACAATTCCTAATTCTTTAAAACTTGTAGATAATACAATAAGAAATTATTACGGGATACAATAAATAAATGTTTAATCACTAAAATTAAAAAAATGTTAGAAGGAAGAGATCAGTTACAATTTGGAATTCCAAAAAAAAGAAGAGAAAAAGAAGAAGATCCTTACAAAGGAACACCTGTATTAAGGATGAAACCTGCTCCTGAAAATAAAGGAGAAACTTACAAATTTGAGTTAAATAATGATGCTTTAGAATTGCTTAATTTAAAAAGAGAAAATGCTGAGGATGTTAAAACAGTTTCATTTTCTTTTATTGAAGATGACAATACTATCTATATAGGTAATACCACATCATTATCTCAAGTTGAAGATCAGTATAAGTACAATGTTAGCATGAGTGGTGTATTTTCAAATAGTATGGCTCATAAGTATATTAGCACATTTTTAGATATAAATGAAAATGAAGAAAATATATTTGAATTACTTATTGAGGATATTTTAAATATAAAAATTGCTAAATTACAATTAATAAATAAGGATAACAAAATAGAAGATATACAAAAGGAAATGGAAAATATTGATCTTACTGATCAATCTAATGTAGAAGTTATAGAAGAACTATAAAATATAAAAAATTATATAATTACAATAATTAAATATAATTTTCATTTTAAATTAAAAATTTTTAAACTTATGGCATTTAACGGAAATAATTCGAATGAAGAAGTTGTTGGAACTTTTAAACTATATACTGGAATAACTAAATTTAAAGTAAAAGCTATTTGTCCTAATAAGGAAGAATTAGGAGCATTAGGTTTTAATGTAGAAAAAGAACCTGAATATATAACAGATTCGGATAAAGGAAAAAGAGCAAGAATTGAGATTGTGGTACATTCAGAAGAACTGGATAAAAACTTTAGGTTTAGCTTTTTACTACATGATACAGTAAGAACAACTAAAGATGGTACTAAAAAACAATTAATTGATGCAAAGGGTGATAAGGCATGGACAGCAGGAGATGGAAGCGAATTATCCTGGTTTGATCCAGCTACAGGAAGACCAGCTTTAGATGGTGAAGAATATTTAAATGATTTCTTAATCAAATGGTTAAATATTAAACCTAAAGATCCTGCAAGAATAGATAATCCTAAAAAGTTTTTTGAAGGTGATTTTACTCAATTGAAAAATTTAGTGCAACAATTTAAAAATAATGAATTTTATGGTATGTTGACAGTAAGACATGCTGATAACGGAAAAGATTTTCAATCTGTTTATACTGGATTCTTTGAAAGAGGAACTAATGATACCATCTATAATTGGAATAACCATATTACTAAAAAAGAAAAAGATGGTTTTCCTTTAAAAGATAGTTATTCATTTAAATTACAAGAGTATACTCCTAAAGAACCTACTAATGATAATAAGGATAATGAACCTGAAATTGAAGCAGAATTTTAAATAGTACAAACAAATATATAATATGTTTTTAGTAAGACCTGATTTAAATACTCACGAAATAGAGAAAAGATTAAATGATTATGTTTTATTTAAACGCTACTGTCTTGATTTTGATAGTGTTAATAAAAAATTTAGTGCTGAATTTAGGAAAGATATAAATCCATCAGCAATAATAAGAGAATATCAAGGAAGACTTTTTTATAGAGATTATGGTGATCCTCATCAAATAAAGTCTTATAATATATATAATTTTATTATGCATAAATATGGATTATCTTTTTTTGAAACACTAAAAAAAATTAATAATGATTTTAAATTAGGATTAGCTTTCTCAAAAGAAAAGGTAGAAGTGAGTACTGTTAAATACAGTTCTTCTAAAAACAAATGTCATAAGGATAATAGATCTATAATTAAAGTAAAAAAAGCTAAATACTCAAGTGACCATTTAAATTATTGGGAGTCATATAAATTATCAAGACCTCAAATACAAAATATATTAACTTTTTTTGATGTGTATCCAATAAGTCATTATTGGTTGACAACTCAAAAATTAGATAATAAATGTTTTGTAATGAACTCGATAGCATTTACTTATGATTTTGGTTGGTTTAATAATATATTTATGAGAAAAATATACCAACCTTTAGTTAAAAATAATAGTAGATTTATAGGTAATGCTGTAAAAGATATTGTTCAAGGTTATAATCAACTCCCAAAAAATGGAGATTTTTTATTTATTACATCTTCACTAAAGGATGCTATAGTATTAAGATTAATAGGATTTTATGCTATAGCTCCTTCAAGTGAAGGTACATTTGTAAATGAAAAATTATTTTATTTTAACTTAAAAAAAAGATTTAAAAAAATCGTATTATTTTATAATAATGATTTTGACAAAAAAGATAACTATGGATTAATATATTCTCAGAGATATTCAAAACAATATGAGATCCCTTATATTATTTTACCTGAGCGAGGTAAAGAAAAAGATCCTAGTGATTTTGCTAAAACTTATAATTTAAGGGAACTTAATTATGTAATTCAAAATGAATTAAAGAATGTCAGAAACTACCACTAAACAAAGGTTCTTGATTTGCTATAAAAAGAAAATAACAAATATGGAAACTGGTGAAAAAGAATTAACAAAATTTATAAAAACTTTTAAAAGTTTAAACCAGATTGAATGTTGTAAATCAGTATCAAGAACTTTAAAAATACCAAATGAATTTATTGGGAGATATGATGATAAAGAAGGAATAATATATTGTAATGAAATTTATAATCCTGGTGATAAAGAAGGAGAATTATAATGATTTCTATAAATAAGAATACAATAAAAGTTATTATTCCTCAATTTATTACTCATATTGAAAAAACTAATAACAAAATTGCTCCTAATAAATTTATTAAAATAAATAATCAACTTATTTACAATTCTAATTTAAACAGATTTGCTCGAAATATTGTAGTTATTAATATGCATAATTATATTATTTCACATATAAACAAAAAGTTTCAATTAAATAAATATCCTTATCAAATATCACTCAATTTTTATGCACCTATAAATTATGGTTCTATATCTAGAAGATTTATTAAATCTGAAAAAGATTTTAAAATAATTTGTAAAGAACCTTCTAAAGATTATACACCTAATTGGGATATAGGTAATTACGGAGATATTTGGTTAAAAACTTTTGCAGATGCATTACAAATAAAAGGGTGTCTTAAAGATGATAATGTTAAATATATTAAAAGTATTGGACCTACTACATTTATTCAAGAGGATTTGTTTGAAAATAGAAAATTAGAATTTATAATTAAACCAATTTAATAATTATTAAAAAATTTTATTATGCTTAAAATTAAAATTATCAGTACATTGACAGATTATGGTGAAATGATTGAAACTCAAGCCAAAAATTTTGGTGAATTAAAAAAAGAATTAAAAGAAAATGAAAAATTTGGTGATGTTAAAAAAAACATTACAGCTGTAATTGCAGAAAACGGTAATAGCTTAGATTTAAATAATGCTCAATTACCTTCAGGATTATCTACAAATCTTGATAAAAGAGATTTTACTTTATTTTTATATCCTGTTGAAACTAAAGGCGGTATAGATGAAGAATTTTCTGCAGAAGAAATTCGTAAAGCTATTAAAATTGTAGAAAATTATTTAACACCAGAAGCAGATAAAAAGAGCAAGAAAGAAACAAGAGAAGAATTAGAAAGGGCTAAAGAAATAGCTACAAAATTAATGCTTAACAGAAAATAATAAATTAAAAATATTATTTTAATCATAAATAGCAGGGTTTATAAAAATCCTGCTATTTTTTATATTATACAACTATGAATTCAACAATAAATTTACAATTTGGCGATATTTTTAAAGAAGAAAAACATAATTATTTCTATATAACTAACTATAAAAATACATCTATTTTTTTATTAATTAGTCATACATCTACAGACAATTCATTACATATAAAATTTATTGGATTAGATATAGAAAAATTACCACCAAAAACAAATTCATTAGATTTACCTGTTAAACATTTTATTAAAAAATTTAAAAATATTATTAATAAAACTAGAATTATTATTGATTTATTAAATAATAAAGATGAATTTTATTATATAGATGAAAATCATAATTTAATAGATACAAACTCCTTTTATCCTAATTTACTATTAGAAAGATTAAATAATCTGC